GGTACATCGCACTTTTACCACTTGTTCCAGTCGCTTTGGTTATGATGTTTATCTGTGAAAAATGGTTGTTAGATGTTGATGTAAATAGTAAATCCCACAACCGAGAAAATACAACTAGAGAGAGATTCTAAGGTGGTGCATTAAGAAGAAAGGAGATATTGAAAATGAATGGTTTTACAAGATACGGTCGGACCAATCACATTGATTTTGGTGACTATGTTAAATATCCATATGGAATGAGTAAAGAAATGCATATATGGAAAGTGGTAAGTAGCTTTCAGTCAAACACATATATAAAACCACCTTATATGTTTAATAAAGAACCTAAAATTCAAAATGGTGGAGTTGTTCCAGTTCTTAATATTATCCATTGTGGGATTGATGAAACTAAGGTCATAACTGTAAAGGAAAGTGATTGCGTAAAACTTGAAGTTAATCCGTAGTTTCGAAGTTTGAATATAAAAAACAGGAGGGGAATTTAAGTGAAAGCATTAGGGATTGTAAGAAAGATTGATGAATTAGGAAGGGTAGTTATTCCAATGGAAGTCAGAAGGGCGAATGGTTGGGAAACTAATCAATTAATGGAAATGTTCGCTGATAATAATGGGGGCCTTTACATGAAGGCTTATGGGAAGGAGGAAGAAAAAAAGGAAATTTTGCTGATGTTAGAACATTTGCAGCAAACAACCACAAATGATGTAGCCAGGGAAATTGCAACAAAAACCATTCAATTTATTAATAACTAGGGGTGAAAAAAATGAATATCAATTTTTTAACTTTAACTCTACAAAACTATAAATCTCACCGTGATCTTAAGGTTAACTTTGGCGAGGTAACAAAGATCAGCGGTGAGAACGCGAAAGGGAAATCAAGTGTTCCTGAGTCCATTTCATGGCTATTATACAACACTGATGTGTTTGGCTCAAAGCTTGACCCCACACCAATAACATATGCAGCTGATGAAACTTTAGTCCAACTTCTTTTATCTGTCGATGGAAAACAGCTTTTGCTTGGAAAAGCTCTTAAAAAATGTAAAACAACTTATTACATTAACGAAGTACCTTCTAAGGCAAAAGAGTTTGAAGAAGTAAGGGACAAGTTATTCGATAAAGATTTGTTTATGTCACTGTATAATCCCTCTTACTTTCCCTCTCTTCATTGGGAAAAACAGCGTGAATTACTTCTGAGGTATGTAACTACTCCAGCGAATAAAGAGGTCCTAAAAAGGCTTGTAGAAGCCCAATCAGAGGTCTTAGAACGATATCTAAAAAAACATAGTTTAGAAGACTTAGAGAAAATCCATAAGGACAACAAAAACAAGAAGGATAAATCATATATTGCAGCGCAAAGCCGGACTAAAACGTTAAAAGAGCAGCTTTCTCAGTTGTCAGAGGAAAAGCTAGACATTGACTCCATTAAAGCCGAGTTAGGGCAAATCGACAAACATGTTCAATTATTAGAAGACAAAATGGATACAGCCCTTGAAAAGAACAGGGAATTTAACAATGTTCAGTCTCAAATTAACAACCTTCAGGACCAAATAATTATATCGAAAGATGGTTGGTCTTATCTTAAAAATGAAGCTATCGAAGATACATGCCGTACTTGTAAACGTCCACTGGATGAAGAGTCAGTGGAAGCGGTGAAAACAGATAAAGAACAACGAATGACAGCTTACAAAGCTAAACACAATGCAATAGTCAAACAACGGGACGAATTAAAGGCGAAGCTTACAGAGCTTGAATTTATCGACATTACAGAATTACGCGAGCAGATCAGAGAAACCGATGAAAAAGGGCAACCATTAAGAGAACAAATCCGAATTTACTCACAATACAAAAACCTTGAGACTCAAGTGAAATCTGCTGAAGCTGATGAAAATGGTACTCTACAAGACTTAAAGGCTTCTATTTTCATCCTAGATAGTATTAAAGCTTTTCGTGGTAAAGAAGCTGAAATGCAAGCTGAAAAAGTACAAGCCCTATTCACTACCTTGTCTATTCGGTTATTTAAGCAAAACAAAGGGGATGGAGAATTAAAACCTGACTTTGAAATTGAAATGGATGGCAAAGGTTATCAATGGTTATCACTTTCCGAAGGGATCCGGGCCGGTCTTGAATTGCGTGAAGTCCTATCAAAACAAAGTGAAATCATTGCTCCTTGCTTTGTAGATAATGCTGAGTCAATCACTTCTTTTAAGCCACCTAATGGACAATTGATTCTTTGCCAGGTGGTAGCCGGCCAAGACTTAAAAATTGAGGTGGTGAGTGAATGAAAAATGGAAAACGTCCTTCAAGAAATGAAATGAAAATTTTCGTTGCTAATGGATTAAATCCTTTAAATTGGCTTGTTGTTAAGAAAAACCACCAGGAAATGCTAGTGGTTCACCGAGAAACCGGCAGAACAAAAACAGTTTTATTATAGGGGGTTTTAGTTTGCCAAATTTAGAACATCCTTCAATTACTCAAGTAAACAAAACAGGCAATCCGAATATGGTTTCCCAGCCTGTTCATTTCGGGGTTGATGCATTGGATTATGAAATTTTAAAGGGTGATAAATACATCGAATTACCAAACGGTGAATTGTTGTTGGAAGAAAATATAGAAGATTATCTAATCGAGGTTTTAGGTTGGGTTTATAAAATAGCAGATTAGGAGGATTGTGAATGGAAGACATGTTTATTGAAGTGTTAAAGCTTCGAAAAGAAGTTGCGGAAATTAAAGCTATTGTACAAGAGATTGCTGGGTCAAGAACCAAGTTATTTGATGTAAACAACGAAGTTGGTATTGAAGAACAGATTGCTTCGTTTTTCCATGATATTAAACTACCAGCCAAATTATTAGGTTACACGTACCTAAGAGAAGCAATAAAAGAAGTGTATGAAGATCCAGATTTAATCGGTTCATTTACAACAGTTTTATATCCGAAAATCGCTAAAAAGTTTGAATCAACTCCAAGTCGAGTAGAAAGAGCGATTAGACATGCGATTGAGGTGTCCTGGAACAAAAATCAACTTCACTCGTTTTATAAAGCTAACTTTAATTTAAGGCCAACTAATTCAGAATTCATAGCCATTATTGCTGATGAATTTTCCATGAAAGATAAATATAAATCGGAGGTAATCTAATATGTCAAAAAATCAATTAGCTGCATTACCATTAACACCACAAATCACAGAAGCATTTGCACCTCAGGTTTTGGAAGTTATTCGCACGTCTATTGCACCAACAGCAACAGACACCGAGTTTTTACTGTTTGCTCATAAGGCTGCTTCATATGGTTTAGACCCATTCAAAAATGAAATTTTCTTTATCAAGTATGGAAATACAGCTCGAATTCAATTCGCTGCCGAAGCTTACCTAGCAAAAGCGAGAGTCATGGAGGGATTCCAACCACCAGATACGCAAATGGTCCACGAAAATGACGAGTTTAAGGTTGCTATGAACAAAGAAACAAAGGAAATGGAAGTTATCTTGCACGAAATTGGATTTCCTAGAGGAAAAATCATCGGTGCTTATTCCATTGCTTACCGGGACGGACATAGACCTGTAACGGTCATTATGGACATTGAAGAAGTGGCCCACATGTTTACTGGTCAAAATAAAGATAACTGGAATAAGTGGACATCGGACATGTTTGGGAAGCACGTCCAACAGAGAGCTTTGAAGCGTCAATACGGACTAGAATTTGATGATGAAACCATTAGCACTGGCGAAGGTGAAAACAACATCCCTGAGTACAAACCGGAAGCGAGAAAAGACATTACACCTAACCAGGAAGTAATTGATGCACCACAGCAACCACAGGAAGATCCAAAAGTAACAGCTGCAAAAGCTGAAATGAAAGCAAAATTTAAACAGTTAGGAATCACCACTAAAAAAGCAATGCAAGATTATATTTCAAAGAATGCACCTCAGATTGGTGATCATCCTTCATTAGCTGACATTGTGGGATTAAATCAATTACTTGATATGCATATCGAAATGAACGAAGACCAATCAGCTGATGGCGATTTGTTGGACTAAGCCATGAAAGTCGATATTTTAGCCAGTGGGTCCGGGGGCAATTGCATTGCCCTTCGGTCCTCTGAATCTACCATTCTTGTTGATGTAGGTATAGCCAAAAGCAAGATTGAAAAACGCTTGTTAGAAGTCGGAATTACACCTGATTCCATCACCGCCATATTTATCACCCATGCTCACTCAGACCACGTTAAAGGGCTACCAATCGCCAATAAATATAAGATTCCTGTTTATGCTGGTGAAGGTGAATGGAAAACGATTAAAAGCGTGGAGGAAGGCTTGCAACGGATTGCCAAAGCAACCTATGGCATTTATCTTGACACATGGCAAGTTAGACCTTTCAAAACTCACCACGATGCCAGGGAACCACTAGGATATACCATCACCAACGGTCTTAAATGTTCCATCTGCTTAGATACAGGGAAAGTGGATTCTGACATGTTAGCAGCTATGTCACATTCAAATATCTATGTAATTGAGTCAAACCATGAGCCAAATATGGTAGAGGTATCAGATTACCCTAACAGTGTGAAAGCTAGGATTCTATCTCACATCGGACACCTTAGTAACGTACAGACCTCAGAAGCCCTCTCACAGCTTGTTAAAGGAGAGGGAGAGCAAATATACCTGACTCACCTTTCTAACAAAAATAACATGCCTATACTGGCTGAGATAACAGCTAAAAGAGCATTGACCAAGAAAGGTTTAAGGGCAGGAACACATTATCAAATTGAGGTGGTTTAGATTATGAAAGCAATTCGATTATTAAAAGGGTGAAGGCAATGGCAAGACCCACAAAAGAAGGATTAGAGTATTTTCCACTAGATACAGATATAGACCAAGATGAAAAAGTGATCGTTGTCTTAGCCAAGTACGGGATGCGAGGGTTTGGGGTCCTCATTAGGTTAATGATGGAAATTTATAAAAAGGGTTATTGTTTCCATTGGACAGAAAAAGAGCAATACATCTTTCCAATGAAAATTAATGAGGATGCTGCATTCGTTAATGAAGTGGTTACGGAATGTGTGAAGTGGGGATTTTTCGATGATGAAATGTATAAAAAACATGAGATTCTCACTTCCGAAGGATTTCAAAAAAGGTACATGTTAGCAGTATCCAGGAGAAAAGATATTGTCATTCCTCCTGAGCACTTCTTGTTAAAAAACATTAATGCAAACAATAATGCTGAAAATGTTAACAATAATCCCGAAGTTAATGACAATAACGCCCCAAAAGAAAAGAAAGAAAAAGAAAAGAAACAAAAAGAAAGTAAAGATATATCCGTTTACGAAGAAATTATTTCTTACTTGAACACAAAAACGGGTAAAAGTTTCAGCTATAAGTCAGAAGCAAATAAGAAGCTCATAAATGGACGGATAAGCGAAGGAAGAACCATGGATGACTTTAAGCATGTGATTGATGTGAAGTGCAGCCAGTGGTTAAACAACGAAGATATGTTTGAATACTTACGGCCATCTACATTGTTTGGGCAAAAGAACTTTGAAAACTATGTAAACGAAAAACTTCCAATGCCAGCTAAACAACCTCAGAAAGACATTAGAGACAAAGAAATCGAATTCCAAAGGTGGATATCAGAAGGGAAGGATCCGAATGCATTTAATTGGGGAAGATGACCTAACGGCAGAACAATCAGTCCTGGGAGCTATCATCATGGATCCTAATGTCCTGGATGAAGTCATTTTTCTTGAGGATAGAGATTTTTCTGTTGGAAGACATCAAGCAATTTACAAGGTTATGAGATTCCTAGAGAAAAAAGGGAAGCCTATTGACCTTATCACCATAACCGATATTTTAGGCAGGATGGGGAGGGTGGAAGACATCGGTGGTGTCTCCTATCTTTCCCAATTAGCTGCTTCTTGTCCAACTACATCCAATGCCGTTTATTATGCTCAGATTGTGCGCTCGAAGGCGTTGGAGAGAAGAACAAGAAACATGGGTGAGATTATTTCAGGAATGTCCCGTGATGATTACGAAACGGACGAAGAGTTTTTCTCAACTATCGAAGGTTTAGTCCAAGAAATGCGACCTCAAGAAACGGCTAAAATGAACAGTTTTTCCGAAACAAAAGAAAAGTACTTTAAACATCTTGCCACGCCAGCTGAGTTTATTAAAACAGGTTTTGCTCAGTACGATTCTTGGGCAAAAGGGCTATGGCGTGGGTGGTTGTTTGTCTCAGCCGGAAGACCTTCTGTGGGAAAAACAGCCATGCTCTTACAAAGGTTGTACGGGGTAGCCAAGCAACAAGATGGTGTGGTGCTACTCTTTTCTCAAGAAATGAGTGATGACTCTTTAAAGGACAGAATGTTGTCCCAGGTGACAGGCATTAGTTACGCAAAAATAAAAACTAAGTCGTTGAATGAGAAAGAAAAAGGCATGTTAGAGCTTGCTTATGAAGGATTCGAATACTTACCCATTTTCATTCAAGATTCAGCCGGAGTAACGATAGACGAAGTAAGAGCAACAGCACGTCAGTTTAAAAAGAAGCATGGAAAGATTGCTGTCATTGCAGTGGATTACTTGCAAATTATGAATATCCCACGAAAAAAAGGGGAGTCACGGGCTGAAGCTATTGGATATGTTACTGGAGCTGCAAAGCAAATTGCCAGGGAATTTAATTGTTGCTTTATCATGCTTTCGCAAATGTCTAGGGATTTTGAAAAAGCTTTAAAACCTCAGTTAAGCCACTTAAAGGAGAGTGGAAGCATTGAGCAAGATGCTGATGTTGTTGAGTTTCTTTGGCACGATCCTAATGATACTGAAATGGGTGGAAAGGTTATACAACAAACGTTTGCAAAAGGTAGAGACACAGGACTTAACGAATTTAGATTGCTCTTTCATGGATGGAAGCAACACTTTGTGGAATTACCAAGAAAGTGAGGAGGAAATCGAAGTGGAAATGGAAACAGCTTTCAATATTGGTGAATGGGTTCGGATTGCAGATAAACTGCACCTTTTAGTTGGTTACTCAGGCTTTGTGACTGAATTTGATTTTTGGAAATCTGAATATAGAGTGATTCTTACTAAGAAATCCAGTGGATCTACTACTTACGGCAGACTGTGGATAGAACAAACCAGAATTGTTTCCATCGAAGATTCCAGGCACGAAGAAGACCTTCACTCACTAATTGATTTTGCTTTAGATGATAACGATAAACCGTATTTTGAGGAGATTTTAAATAAATTACAAACTATGGAGGTGCCAAATGAAATTTGATTTTGTAGCTATTAAAGAAAAATACAGCAAAGATACTGAGTCAAAAATCTTTGTCGGTAATGCAGATGAAATCCGTGGATTAATTGCTGGTTATGAGGAGCAACAAAAGGTAATTGAAGACCTAACTAAAGAAATTAAAATCGCTAACAGCATGATCAAAGAGTTAAAAGCAAGTCAGCGTTTAAAGGCAAAAAAAGCTCCATATGAAGATTTGGATGATTGATATGGATTTATCAAAAGCTACGAATAAACAATTATATGAGATTGCTAGAAACCAAGAAAACAGATTGATAGAACGATATGCAGCTGCTAGAGAGTTGCAAGCAAGGAGGGAAAAAGATGCGCTTTGTTGGAATAGACCCAAGCACTAAGACTGGATTTGTTGCCATTGCTCAAGCTGGAGAAGTTGTTCGGGCTAAGGAGCTGACCGGTGTGGGGTCTGTGGATCCTAAGAGGATGATTACTCTGATTGATGAAATAGTCGCTCATGTTCAGCCCGGTGACGTAATTTGTATAGAAGGATTTCCTTTTAGCACTCAAAAAGCCATGTTCGCTGGTGGATTACACCACGGAATTAGGAATGAATTATTCAAAAGAAACCTTCCCTATTATGAGGTTGCACCAAATGCGGTGAAAAAATTCGTAAATGTAACTGGATGGACTGGTGAAAAGGGAAGCAAAGAACGGTTAACAGGACCACAAAAGAAACGTGCAGTAATGAAAGCA